TCTCTACTTCCCTCCTCTGCCCATACATTGAAGAACCTCATACCCACACTGTTAGGTGGAGCCTGTATCTCATTTACTTTCTTTGTTATGGCGTAGGGATTCTGCCACCAACTATATGCACCAGCAGAACTTGCATACAACAACCTAGTGTTATACTTTCTGCAATAATCAAATATGGGTTTAGATTTTTCAACGTTGTTCTCCCAGAATTTATCAGGATTGTCTACACTATCTCTGAGTGCAGCATAGGCTGCTAGATGAATTATAAGATCATAGTCTGCACACCCAACGTCTACAAAGTTTTCTATATCATCTGGTCTGTCTAGTCCATCAACATCAAAAATGTCACTCAGAAAATCAAAGACATGACTGCCAATGAAACCTTTGTGACCTGTGACTAGTACTTTCATTTTCTTTTCTTTCTGTGTCGTGCAATCCAATTTCTTGCGGTGTCATCATTGAGAGCCGTGTGTAAGATCTCTCCTTCATATACTATCACTCTTTTCTTTTCTCCACAAGGTACAGCAGCGTATCCATCCTTAGTAAAAAAACCTTTCTTAGTATCTTTATAGAAATTATAAATTGATCTTAATTCTTTTTCTTCTGGTGTCATCATTATGAATTTAAACTATCCATATATTGTTTATCAAGCATCCCAGCCGTCTGAACCTGAGCAAGACCAATATTTCCTTGATACCAACCAGTAGCAATATACTTATCACTCATAGGAGGATTGCCTCTGTGTAAGTGAGTGTATCCACCAGGCCATATTAATACAGTTCCTTTCTTTGGTTTTACTTTCAACTTCTGATATAAAAATTCTGTCTCTCCTCCCTCTGGTACGTCATTCAAATATACCATCCAAGCCATAGTTCTACTACTCAAATTCCAATTCACATTCTCCGCATGGAATAAATGATATCCTTGAGTTGGTTCTGTCTTTTGAAGTAGACATAGAGAACTTACATAACTGAAATTGCCTAGGTAAGTATATTCATTAAGGTAATGAAACAAACAATTGTTGACAAACTCCATCATCTGTTTAGATTCACTAGGAGAAAATCCATCTAAGCATATCTGTTTATCTTTTACATGACTAAAGTTTCTTTTGAAGTCAACAAACTCTGCCTTGTCCATGTAATCTACAATGAAATCACAGAATCTTGGGTCTATTGCGTTCTCATATATTCCAATAAAATCTTTATGATCTATTCTTAGTTTTGAATCAATGGATTGTTCCATAATTTACCAGAGTTTTAGGGGGCATCTTGCTGCAGAAAACTTGACCTTAGTAGGCATGAAGCAACCACACTCTCTACATCTTGTGTGATCTGGATCAAATCTATTGCAATCTCTACATATATCTATTCTTGCTTTCTTTACCTCATCAGGAGCAATTAAGGTTCCGTTAAAGACGAAACCCTTTACAATATCATAAGCAGTTCTTGTGATATTTTTTGCCTGTTCTGGTATTGATGGTTCTTCAGTCATCCTTTATGTAACATGGAACTCCAGCAGGGTCTAACCATTTTGTATATTCAAAATCTTGGATAGCTGTTTTCATCTGCATCCAATTATCACAAAGATACATGTCCTTGTAACCATTATAGTTATTCCATTTCTGGATACGGTAATCTGGTTGTCCGTTTTCTAAAAGATCAGGCATCTTAACGTACCTGTATGGTTCATGTTGTAGTAGTACTTCAATCATTAGTTTGCCTCTAGGTCTTTTGCAATCAAACTCATCAGTAGTGAGTATTCTTGTTCTGGATCTTCATCACTGAACTCATATCCCTCACCTTTGTAGTATCTCAAAACCTTTTTGTAAATCTTAGGATACTTATAATCAAGAGCGAACTCTTGATCTACTGCTTTCTCTAGAGCATCTAGATTTTTCTTGAACTTAGAAATGAAAGTAGACATTTTCTGATTTGGTTTACGTCTTTATTTTAAATCAGTATTCAGTTTTTGTCAAGCACCATCATCATGATTCCACATTTGCTCTATGTCTTGAGCCTGTCCCGAATCAATAACTGGTTTTAGAATATCCTTATGTGGAACTAAAGCTATCTGACCATCAGGAGTATCTAACATAAAAGACTCTCCTGATATTGCTTGGTCAATTATCTCATCAAAATTGTCCTCAAGATATTTCAGACTTATGATTTTCATTAGCCTGGCAATTCCATACCCTTATCAGTGGCATCATTTAATGATTTGATATGATCGATCTGATCTCTATTCTTTAATAGTTCAAGCATCTGACTTGCATGAGTTAGTTCAAATGGATCATCAGGTAGGTTATCTCTAGTTCCAACACCGTCTGGTGTTTCTTCTTCTAGGTAAACCATCTGAATGTTGTCCTCTATCAAGAGAACCCAACGCCATCCTCTGACACCCATTCCTTTGTTATACATTTTAACAGAGCACTGAGATGCGGCCATTCCACCTTGTTTTGCAAGTCTCAAAATATATGCTCCGTTTCCATCTGGAAGATACTTACACTTCTTGATCTTCATATCTTTCCACCACTTATCCATTACGAATGAGTCGTTCATTGACACAACATAAATGTCATCAACTATAGTTTCTTTGATGAAGGTATCATAAAGTTTTTCATACTCCTTTACCATCTCTGTACATGGAGGTGTAAATGCGCCACAAACAGATACTAAGAGTATGTCCTTGCCTGCAAACAGACTATGCACTGATTTCTTAACTAACTTTTTTGATCTACTGTTCCAAAAAAATAGATCAGCATCAGGTAATAAATTCATTTCTCTAAAATAACTTTCATGTATATTATGTATGCCTATAAATTATAGGCTAATTCTGATCAACTGTCAAGATCATCTCAAACTCTTTTAATATGTCTGCTTCTGGATCTTGGTCTTTGATGTTACAATACTCTACCCATCTAAGAGATGTTTTGTCTGGTTCAGACAAACCTCTGCCGTAAAGTATTGTGTCAACCCTATCATTCAAAGTACAAAATGTATTGACGAGATACTCAGCTCTTTCTCCTATCAAATTCTGAATTTCTTCTCTTGGTACATTGATCTTATACCTTTGATATTCAGTGCTGTATATTGAATGAAACAGAGCTACTACTTGTTCTTCAAAAGGTCTGTTGTAATGATACAACATACCAGCAACTCTTATAGAATGTGATAGTAAATCAGATTCTCTATGTGGTATATTGTCAGCGCCAAGACCGACAAGATAATTTATGTATTCATCCAGAGACATTGATAGTAAGTGATAATCTAGGTTCTGGGTTATCTATAACAGCGTGCATAGATCCCTCTGGTATGATGATGACATCAGATGGATCTGCTTCTTTTGTCTGTCCATCTATAGTCCATGTGCAAGTGCCATAGATTGGTTTCACAATCACATGATAGTCATGATTATGTGGATCAAAACTTGGTCTCTTAGTTGTGGTGCCTGCACTTAAATACAAATTAGCATTGGTTTCAGACCCCTTATACTCATACAACTTAGCATCTAGTTCTCTCAGTTCTGATGTGAGATCCATTACGTTACTTAATAGACTAGTAAATCCCAAGTCGTATAATTCTTTCCATCTTTCATAGTAAATATAACCTCTTGAATCAAAAAATCCATTAGATTTTTTCTGACATTGATTTATAACTTCTAGCGATGGTTCTGGCCATCTATACTTAATTTGTAAGAGATCTAATATACCATCTTCATCTAATGTTATCTCGTGTTCTCTTATGATATCTGCTGCACCCTCAAGGTAAGGCATGAAGTTAGGAGTTGGAGGTTTCTGCCACGTTGGGTAACTATTCAAAATAATCCTTCCTGTAATATCTTCCTAAAATGTTGCTATTATAATATGCTGGTTCTCCATTGTCAAGCGACTCTGTTAAGACATTATGGCTAAACAGTTGTCTGGTCTCCTCATAGTTCGTTCTCCCCAAAGTAGTATGGAGTGACAGTATCTCTCTGGAAAAATTGGTCTTTCCAAATTCGGATACGTCGGCTTTGAGTTCTGGGGACGATCCATAATACTTCTTCCAGTCCGACTCAGAAGTAACACGCCGTTTCCCACCTCTGGGTTTCCTTTTCTTTGTAAAGTACTTTCTGCCGATGTACTTCTTACCTGTTGTCTTATTTGTAATGAGGTAGACGTAACCGAAGAAACCATTAATATCGTCAGAAGTGAAAGGTTTACCCTCATATAGCCAGGGGTTTTCGTAATCTCCTCCTTCAACCATTCCATAATTCTCATATCTTTACACTATGTATAACAGGTTTCTCGTTCCTCAAAACGTTGTATAGTTCTCGATTTTCAGAGGCAGATACAGGATAGAACTCAGCACTGGCATCGAATCCATCATACCGTTTTGCTTGGTTGATTACAATAGAACCCTCCTCTCCTGATTGTGATCTGTGAAATGTACCACGAGGTATCAGTAGAGCGCCACTCTGTCTAGTAAGATTGACAAGATGATATGGATACTTCCATTGTAGATTTACTAATTCAAATGTCCTTGACCCTTGAACCACTCTATTATAATCGTCTTGAAAACTATGAATGTAAAATGATTTTGCACCTACACAATCATCTGGTGGTGAAGTGGCAGGACCATCATGTATTACTAGGTCTGCTGCATTAGATCCTTCAACAGATATGTCATAGAATACAACAGCGTCTGTCTCTCTAAAGATTCTATGTTTGATAAACTGGACTTCGTTCATTTTAATTTGTTCCAAGTGTCTTCCCAACCTAAGACCTCTATGGTCATACCTAATTTATTTTTCTCAATCGCATCTGCCAATGGTCTATCATTCCCATGTTCATCTAATCTATCACCAAAAAATACTACATCACCGTCCATGAAGTCTCTGATGATCTGACTCTTATCACTTCCTTTACTTGATATATCCACACCTGTCACACCACCTACGAAAGCATGTAACTCTGGAAACTTCTTATTGAATCTCTCTGCTATTCCTCTCCTCTCTTCTTTTATGGTATCCCAATCACTATAGACTAATCTCTCTGTTTGATTTGCACCTCTGCCAACAATACTGAAGTTGACACAGCCTGGTCTTTCCTCTATGTGGATTCCTGTTCTTACAGGAAAAGGACTCTCATGTAATTCTTCTAGCAGATGTTCTCTTGCATCTAATGGTAGTGTCCAAGGGTTAGTATATACAGATAAGTCTCCTTCATATACATCATTCCCAGCACAATTATACACCCTCTTACAATTACAGTAGAGAAGGTGTGTGATTTGTTCTATGGTTTTCTCTCGATTGCTTCCTGTGACAAGGTAAACATCATTTGCGAGAGCAAAACTATTAAAAAATATTAAAAAGTTTGGATCTATTTTTTGTCTGCTGGGAGTGAGAGTCCCATCAACATCAAAGATATATTTCATAATATGATTATAGTATTAATTACTTATGTTGTCAACTCTACTCTCCGCCGCCGTTTCCTCCACCATTTCCACCGTTGCCGTTACCACCATGACCGTTCCCATTGCCACCATGACCGTTCCCATTGCCATTAGAACCGCCTTTTTTACCATTAGATTCATCTTCTTTGTTTTCTGGTTTTAGATACCCACCATAACCTATTTTATATCCTTTGGGAATAGGTTTACACTTTTTGTCATCATTACAATAATATTCTCCCTCACCACACTTCTTTTTCTCTTCATCTATATCCAAGAAATTTACATACTTTTTATGTTGTTTCTGTTGCAATACCTTTTTTGCAATAGCACCAGCATCTTTCTTACCCACATAATCTGATTTTGATTTCTTATTTGATTTACCACCCAATACAGATACCTTTCTCTTGATTGTATCAAGCATGGTCTTGTATTCATTAATCATCTCACCATTCTCAGGTTCAAAACCATTGTTACAATTCCAACGACGACGAGCTGCCTTTCCTCTTTCTCCTGTCCAACCCTTAGAACGAGCACAGAAACTCTTTCTACGCTTTGCTGCCTTTGATCCTGGCTTCAGTTTAGATGGAGGTGTGGTCACAGCAGTCTTTAAATTACCACCAGTGCGTCTGTTGTACTTCGCAACACCTTTAGCAGTCATACCAGCACCACTCTCAGTGCTTCTCTTGTCACCTGATTTCTGTGACATACCACTCATGTCCTCTACCATACTCATATCAGGTGCATAGTCAGAAGCAAGAGCCTCATAAGGAGGTTCTTTTAACTTCTTTTCTTTTTTCTTATCTACCTTTTGATTTTTTGTGTAGTTTCCAAAGTCACCATAGACTAACTTCTCCTTTCCTTCAGGCACATACTCATCAGTAAAAGTTACAGGCATCGATACAGTTCCCTTGCCTGGAACATACTTTGTAGTTCTAGGATTCTTAGGATCATCACTCTTAAAATCTTTATGAAGTTTATTATATGCCTTACGAGACATCTTAACATCTTCCTTCCTCATTTTTTTTGCAACCATATCATCTTCTTTCTTTTTCTTTTTAGCAATAGCAATCGCTGCCTGCATGTCTCTGTTTTGATAACTCTCTGATGTTGTAGTGGTATGCTGTTCATCAGGTGTATTCTTTTTGAGATTCTTTTCTTTTTCTTTCTTAGTAATTTTTGGGCCACCTACTAGATCACCATACTCATCTCTCTTCTTCTTTTTCTTTTGCTTTATCATCATGGACACCATGAAACTAGGCTTTCTACCTTTTACTTTCATGAGATCGTCACTCTCTTCACCAAAAAGGTTAGGACCACCCGCTTTTTTTTCTGCTGCTGCCTTCTCATTAGGATTTGTATTACCCTTTGCAAGGTTACGAAGTTTTGCTTTCTTCTTTGCCTTGTTATGCTCTTCGGGATCGATCTTATTCATCTCAAAAGATTCCTTTCTAGTCTTCTTTTTCTTGACACAGTTTGGATATCTCTTACCAAACATAGTCTTCATCCCTTTCTTCTCATATCCATCCCAACAATCCTCTTGGATCTCAGGCATATGATCTTCTATAACTTGTGCAGCTTTAGGATTATTATTCTGAGCAGCCATTCTCTTTGATTCTTTCTGCTTCTGTTGTAACCTTCTCTTCTGTTCTCTCTTAATTCTATTCAACATGAACTTGTTAGATGGAGAACCATCCTTACTCATGTCAGTAAACTTTTTCTGTAGTGCATCTAAATTCTCATCAGATTGTCTCTGCATTTTAGAATCTGATAGTTCCAATATCATTGGTAGAAAATCTTCGTTCACTTTCTTTTTCTTATCAGTACTAACATATGTAGGTTTTGCTGCATTTCTCTTAGACTGTTGGCCTGGATCTGCTGCCTTCTTTCTTCTCTGAGCAGAGAGTCTTTCTGCCTTTGTCATTGACGCTCTTTTAGATGATGATACACACTTAGGAGTGCCCTCACCTGGCTTGTCACTAGCACAAGTACCACCTGTGACAACATTCACCCAACCGCCTTTACCATCTTTAGACTTAGATCCTTTGAACCACTTATGAAGTGATCC